TAAATATTCCGACAATATCCCTAGGAATACCCTAGGGGGTACTTCTAAAAATAAGAATAGGATAGGTGTAAAGGCCCCCCTGGGGTTCCTATGAACATTATACACCTCTATTTCAATTTTGTCTACTACAATAATGTCGCAGATGTAATTTTTTAAAAATAATACTTGACAAAATTGCATATAAGCACTATAATGTATTTATATGTTTTATTTAAGGGACACACAGACACACACAGTTAACACACAAACAGGGTCATCACAAATAAAACATATAAAATGACAGAACTTAACAAAAAACTAGTAAAAGATCTCCCATTTGGTGAGATAATGGAATTAATAAATGCAAAACATGGATTCTTCTATAACAAAAACTCAAAAGAGAAACTTAACAGATATGCAGGAAAAGTTTCTAGACGTATTGTTCGCAGAAGCGAAGGGAAATCCAAGAGAAGCAGCAAGATTGGCAGGATATTCCTCCCATTCTTATCCTAAAGTAATTAGGAATTTGAAAAAAGAGATTACAGAATTAGCGGAGACTCATTTATCAACGCACTCTGCACAAGCGGCTAATAGGTTAATCGCCTTACTAGATGAAGACGGCACTACTCCACAGGCAAGTATTCGTCTAGCAGCCGCTAACTCAATATTAGACAGAGTAGGTATTGTTAAAAAGGATCAATTAGATATTAGCATGAAAGCTCTGCACGGTATATTTATATTACCAGCAAAAGATGGAACCAATAAAGATAAAAAAGAGAGCTAGAACTATACCATTTGGTTTTAAACAATCTAGTGATCCAAATTATTTAGAACCCATCAAAGAAGAATTAGATGCTCTGGGTCAAGCAAGAGAATATTCAAAGACTTGCTCACTAAGAGAGACAGCATCTTGGCTACATAGAAAAACAGGAAGATACATATCACATGTCGGACTTAAAAAAAGACTCGCAAGAAATACAACCTCCGAAACCCAAGAAGATAATTCAAAAGAAAGCCAAGAAGTCAACACAACAGATTCTAGCTCGCAGTCGTAAGAAAGTTGCAAAGGCAGAACAATCTCTAAGATCTGCCAAACGGTCAGCAGAAAATATTAAAACAAAACTGTTAACCATAGATAAATCTTTACAAGGTAAAGAAACTAAACTACTTACGGAAGATCAAATCGAGAGTGCTCCTAAAAATATACAAGAGCACATAAATCAGCAAGAAGTGATCTTTAAACCTAACTCAGGTCCACAGACACAATTCCTTGCAGCTTCTGAAAGAGAAGTTTTTTATGGTGGAGCAAGAGGCGGTGGTAAGTCATATGCGATGCTAGTAGATCCGCTTCGATACTGTTCCAAAGCTCAACACCGAGCACTCCTAATTAGAAGGACAATGCCAGAGTTAAGAGACTTAATTCAAAAGTCTCAACTATTATACTCGAAAGCATTTCCTGGAGCAAAATGGAGAGAGCAAGAAAAAGAGTGGCGATTCCCATCAGGGGCAAAGATAGAGTTTGGTTACGCAGAAAACATGACGGATGTTTTAAGATACCAAGGTCAATCATACACATGGATAGGAATAGACGAACTTCCACAATATCCTTCGCCAGATATATATAACTTTTTAAGATCATCACTTAGAAGTGTAGATCCTGAAATACCAGTATACTTAAGAGCAACGGGTAATCCAGGTAACATTGGTTCACAATGGGTAAGAGAAATGTTTGTAGAACCAGCAGAACCCAATAGTGCTTTTGATGTAGGGATAGATACACCTAACGGTAAAAAATATATTACTCGTAGATTTATTCCTGCTAAGTTACAAGACAATCCCTATCTAATGCAAACTGATGATTATTATATCATGCTTGCATCATTACCTGAAGTACAACGAAAACAATTTTTAGATGGAGATTGGGATGCATATGAAGATTCAGCTTTTCCAGAATTTAGTAAAACAACTCACGTGGTCGAACCTTTTGAGATACCTCGTAGTTGGTATAAATTTCGTGCTGCTGATTGGGGTTACAGTTCTCCTGCTTGTGTCCTTTGGTTTGCTATTGATTATGATAACAATATCTGGATCTATAGAGAATTGTATACCAAAAAGGTTACAGCAGATTATTTCGCACGACAAGTCCTTACTTTAGAAAAAGGTGAGTATATACACTACGGTGTATTAGATGTTAGTACATGGGCTAAGAGAGGTGATGTTGGTCCTAGTATTGCAGAGACAATGATACAACAAGGTTGTAGATGGAGACCATCAGATAGATCTCCAAAGAGTAGAATTAATGGTAAGCTAGAAGTTCACAAGAGATTACGAGTAGGTGAAGATAAAGTACCAGGTATAAGAATTTTTAAAAATTGTAGAAACTTAATTAGAACTTTAGGAACATTACCTACTGATGATAAGAATCCTGAAGATGTTGATACAAATGCAGAAGATCATGCATACGATGCATTAAGATATGGATGTATGAGTAGACCTACACATCCTAAATATGCAGCAAGATTTAGATTGTCATCAGTTCAAGATAGCTATCATATGGTAGATAATAAATTTGGATATTAATGCCACTAAATAAAAAAGGTAAAAAAATTAAAAAGGCAATGGTAAAACAGTATGGCAAGAAAAAAGGCCAGTCTGTTTTCTATGCTATGGAAAATTCTGGAAAATTAAAAAGTGTCAAGAAAAAGAAAAATACCAGAAATAAATAAAAAAGATTTCCCCTATCCCTTAGTAAGGATTTATTGGGAAGACATTATTGGTGAAACTAATTGGACTGATCTAATTGATATCAAAAAATCTAAAACAGCAATATGCTGTAGTGTTGGGTGGCTGATAAATGAAAATTCAACAACAACAGTTGTAATGGCAGATTTTAGTTTTGAAGATAATGGAGATATAAAACAAGGCGGTGGTTATACAACCATACCTACCAAGAATGTTTTAGCAATAAAAAAACTTAAATTATAGGAGACAACATGGAAACTAAATTTGATCCAAAAGCAAAAGTTAAGCAAGGTCAATTAAGTGATGGTCCTGATGGCAAACAGCCAAACAGGGAACATACTAATATTGACTTTTCTCAACATGCACCTAAGAAGTATCAAGAGTTTGAATATGATCCAGATGTTCCAAGTAAACCTGGAGCAGAGCATGTTCAAGAGTCATTGTTTAAAATGGCTGATGAAAAGGATTACTAATTATGGATAATAATAAACTAGGAAAAGATAGTAATTTTATACCTGAAGTTATTGCTGGAGTAAAAGAAGCTCATAGCATGGTTATGGATAAATATAAAACAAAAGTTAAAAAAGTTATGTCTGGAGTAAAAAGTACTTTTAAAAATAAAAAGTATGGTGAAACAGATTTACTAAACGGAGGAAAATAATATGATGCAAAGATACAAACAAGGGGAACTTGCACCTGATGCACCTAAAAGACCAAATGAACCTATGGCGATAGATCCTAATTCAAAAGTGAATCAAGGAGCTACAAGCGGTGATGGTAATGATGCTAAAGGTAAATCAAAATCAAAAGTAGACCCAGCAATCTTTAGAATGGCTGAAGAAAGAGATTACTAATCTAAATGGAAGAAGATAAAACTAAAAATGGCGGCTATGAAGCTGAAGGTAATCCTCTTGTCGGTTTTGTAAGAAGTAGATTTCAACAAGCTGAAACATCTAAAATATACGATGAAAAAAGATGGCTAAAGGCTTACAGAAATTATAGAGGTATATATGGACCTGAAATGGCTTTTCGTGAAAATGAAAGGTCTAGAGTTTTTGTTAAAATAACAAAGACTAAAGTATTAGCTTCATTTGGTCAAATTATAGAAGTTTTATTTTCACAAGGTAAATTTCCATTAGGAGTTACTCCAACTTCTATGCCAGAAGATATTGCTGAAAAAGCACATCTTGATCCACAGCAACAACAACAAATGCAAAGTCCTTATGGATTTAATGGTGATGGAAGAAATATAGAACCTGGTACAACAGCTAATGATTTAATGAAAACATTAGCACAAGATTATAATAATTTAGGATTTACTGAAGGACCTGCATCACAAGGTCAACCTCAAATAGAACCAGCAAGAAAAGCTGCTGAGGCAATGCAAAAATTATTACATGATCAACTTGAAGAAAGTAAAGCTATTACAATTATGCGTCATGTATTTTTTGAAATGGCATTACTGGGTACAGGAATTTTAAAAGGACCATTTACAGATTTAAAAGAATATAATTATTTTGATGTAGCAGAAGATGAAAAAGGTAATAAGGTAAATGTTAATGTTAAAAAATTAAAAACAATACCATCAATAGAAGCAGTATCTTGTTGGGATTTTTATCCAGATCCAAATGCAACAAATATGAATGATTGTGATTATGTTATTCAAAGACATTCTTATAATAAACAACAGTTTCAAGACTTAATGGATAAACCTATGTTTAATGCTCAAGCAGTACAAGAGTGTTTAGAGATGGGTCCTAATTATCAAACAAGAGGTTTTGAATCATCTCTTTATGATAGAGAAAATATACAGACAATATATAAAAATAGATTTGAAGTTTTAGAATATTGGGGTATTGTAGATAAACAAACTGCAGATGAGTGTGGTTTAGAATATGAAGGAACAGGTGATGTAATATCTGTTAATGTATGGATATGTGGTAATAAAGTTTTAAGGATGGTAGAGAATCCATTTACACCAAATAGAATACCATACTTAGTATGTCCATATGAATTAAATCCTTATCAATTTTTTGGTGTAGGTATTCCTGAAAATATGGAAGACTCACAGCTAGTTATGAATGGTCATGCAAGAATGGCTATTGATAATTTAGCATTAGCTGGTAACTTAGT